ACTTTCTTTACGATAACGGGCAAAATAAAGCTTTTTTTGGAATAACTCAATAAAACGAGTTAAAACGAATTAAAACGAGTTAAAAACGAGTTAAAACAAATTAAAATATGAGAGAGGCGACAATAAAGGGGTAATATATGAGTAATAATAGTAAAACATTAACAGATAAGGCGGACGAAATACTTAAACTAGCAGAAAAGAACGGAGTACAAACAAACTTTTTCTTTACTACTACATTTCAAAGGTATTTAGTACAAATAAAAATACTTGAGGATCTAGAGCAGGAAATAAACGACGCAGGGGCTACAGTTACTAAGGAATACGTTAAGGGCAGAGGCAATATATATACTAACCCTGCTATTAACGCTTATAACAATACAACTAATAGCGCTAACAAGACAGTAACTACTTTACTTAAGATAGTCCAAGGCTTTAAGGCAGAGGACAAGGCTAAAGAAGTAGACCCGCTCTTAGAAATTATAAACGGGGGCGGTAATAGTGACTAATACCAAAGCTTACGAGTATTGTAAGAAATGTATAAAAGCTAAGACGACGCCAAAGTACGTTAAAAAACAAATGCGCGAGTTTATGAGAGTGTCCGAGGGCAAAGACAAGCGCTACACGATAAGCGAGGCTAAATATAAGCAGATAGAGGCTATACTAAAGCTTTTAATTATGCCTAAAGGCTTAAAGGCAGGGCAAACGCTATACGAATGTACTACGGGGTATCAATGGCTTATATATACGGCGGTACTTTGCACCGTGTACCGCTCCAACACAGAGCGCAGGCGTTACGAGACTTGCATATTAGAAATATGCCGAAAGAATTTTAAAACTTATACGGTTGGTACGCTCTTTATAATATTATTTATTACAGAGCCTAACTTTAGCGAGTTTTATAGCGTTGCGCCCGACGGTAAACTATCGAGGGAAATAAAAGAGGCTATAACTAAGACTATAAAGAGTAGCCCGCTTATATATGAGTATAAAGGCGTTAAGCGTTTTAAGCTGCTACGTGATTATATAGAGTTTATAGCTAAAGAGAGTAAGTACACGCCGTTAAATTACTCTAATAGTAATATGGACGGTAAGCTACCGTCGGTATTTTGCGCCGACGAGGTGGGGGCTTTACCTAATACTTACGCTATAGAGGCTATGCAGAGCGGGCAGCTTAATATACTAAATAAACTAGGTTTTATTATTTCCACAAAGTACCCGACTATAGATAACCCTATAGAAGAGTACGACGCTTACGCTAAAAAGGTTTTAGACGGGATCATAAAAGACGAAAGTATATTTGCTTTATTATATATACCCGATAACCCGAAAGCTTGGGAAAGCGACGACTTAGTACTTAAGCAGGCTAACCCCGTAGCTTTAGAAGTACCCGAGATATGGGACGACTTACTTAAAAAAAGAGCTAAAGCTATAGCTATGGAAAGCGCCCGCGAAAACTTTGTAACTAAGCATTGTAATATAATATACCAAGGCGCAGGCACGGAAACCTATATAGACGTTAAAGACGTCCAAAAGTGCAAGGTTAATGACATAGAGTGGGCGGGGCGCGTAGTATATTTGGGCGTGGATCTATCCGAAAGCAACGACAATACTAGCGTAGCTATGGTAGGCGTTGACGATAACGACGACATACTAGCCGAGGTAGTAGCTTTTATACCCGAGGGCAGAATAGAAGAAAAAAACGCTTTCGAGAAAATAGACTATAAAGAGTTTATAAGAGCTTTAAAAGCTATAGCCTGCGGAGATAAAGTTATAGATTACGCCGTAGTTGAGGACTATATACTAGGACTAGAAGAACGCTACGGGGTGCAAGTGCAGGCGATAGGCTACGACCGATATAACGCGCTTAGTACCGCGCAGAAACTAGAGAGAGCGGGCTATAATACTATAGAGATACGGCAACATAGTAGCGTATTACACCCGCCTACTAAGTTACTAGCGGAAAAAATAGAAAACGGCGAGTTTCAATATACAGAAAATAAGCTATTAGAAATTAACTTCCAAAATGCGCGCTGCACGTATGATACTAATAAAAACCGCTACGTTAATAAGAAAAAGTCTAAGGGTAAAGTAGATATGGTAGTAGCGCTAATAAATGCGGTTTACTTACTAGAGCAAGACTACTTTTTAAACCAAGCAGACTTTACTATACAAGTACTTTAGAAAAAATATAGGAATTTTAGAATAATAAGTTATGCTAATATAATAACGTATTAAACTTTTACTCTATTTGTAGAGCGGGCAGCTTATGGGAACGGCTACCCGATCCCCCAAGAACTTTCTTTTTTCCATTACACCTAAAAAGGGACGACTAGCGACGGTTAGCCGTCCTTTTTTACGTAGAAAAAAGATAGGAATTTTTAAACAATACTTTATGTTATCTTTATTATGTAATTTTATGAATAAGGGGCGTTTTAAATGGGCTTATTTGATAGATTAAGAAAACGAGATAGAGAAGTAGACCCAAGCACGGTAGACGACGTACTACTTAAAGCTATACTTAACGGCGAGGCTATTAAACGCGAGGACGCTTTAACGCTACCCGCGGTAAGCGGAGCGGTTGACTTTATAAGCTCCACTATTGCGAGTATGCCCGTTAAGCTTTTTAAGTACAAGCAAGGGAAAGTAGAAGAGCAGGACAAAGACCCGCGCGTTAATATGCTTAACGTTGATACGGGCGACACTCTTAACGCTTACCAACTTAAAAAGGCTTTAGTAGAGGACTACTTACTAGGCAAGGGCGGCTATTGCTATATTGAGCGAGAACGCAACGACGTAGTAGCACTTAAGTATATACCCGAGGAGTTTATAAGTATTTATAGAGATCCTAACCCGCTAGACAAATGGTTTACTATTTTTTGCTATGACGCGGAGTTTTACCCACACGATTTTATTAAGCTACTTAGAAATACAAAAGACGGGGCTAGCGGTATAGGGCTTTGTAGCGAAGTATCCAAAGCTTTAGAGGCTGCTTACAATATGCTAAAGTATCAACTTATGCTAGTTAAGTCGGGCGGAAATAAAAAGGGGTTTATTAAGTCTCAAAGGAAACTAGGACAAGAGGAAATAGACTTACTTAAAGCAGCTTGGCAAAACTTATACGCTAACGACCAAAGTAACGTAGTAGTACTTAATAACGGCTTAGAGTTTCAAGAGGCGAGTAACACGTCGGTAGAAATGCAGCTAAACGAGAGTAAGAAAACCTTACAAGACGAAATTAACAATATATTTCATATAACGGGCGACTACTACGAAACATTTAAGACCGCTATATATCCTATAGTAAAAGCTTTTGAGACGGAGCTAAACCGCGTATTACTTTTAGAGAAAGAAAAGGGCAAGTACTTTTTCGAGTTTGACGTAAAAGAGATTATACGCGCTAACATTAAAGAACGCTACGAGGCTTATAAGATAGCCAAGGAAATAGGACTAAAGACACTTAACGAGTTAAGACGCGACGAAAACTTAAACGATATAGAGGGCTTAGACGTTGTAGACTTTGGACTAGGTAGCGTACTTTATGACGTTAACACTAAACAATATTACACCCCTAACACGGGAGACGTAAAAGGCGGCGACGTTACCGTATCCGAGGACGGCGACGAAAATATATCATATAGCGAACATATACCATTATAGAAAGGGGGCTAAAATATGGCGGTAACATACGACGACAATAGAGCGCTTAATTATCACGAGTATAAAGGCGTTTCTACTGATGATAAGCCCACAAGCTGCGCGGTTAATTCTATCTTTTGGGAACTTGACACAAACGACAAGTACTATTTTAACGGCGAAACGTGGGAAAAGATAGGGGGCACAATATGAATATAAGAGTTACAGACGATAAGGTAATTATAGACGGCTATGTAAACGCCGTAGAAAGGCTTAGTAAGCCTCTTAACGACCGTTTGGGTACTTTTGTAGAAAGAGTTAAGGCGGGAGCGTTTAAAAGAGCGCTAGAGCGTGCGGACGACGTTAGGATACTTATTAACCACGATTGGCAAAGAGACATAGGCGGAATTAAAGACGGTAACTTAGAACTTAGCGAGGACGCTATAGGACTAAGAGCGCACGCAGAAATTACAGACCCTAAAACAGTAGCCGACGTTAAGAGCGGTAAAACACAGTTTAGAGGGTGGAGCTTTGGCTTTACGGATAGAGAAGTAGAGCAGGGCGAAGAAAACGGGCTAACCGTTAGAAATGTTAAAGACCTTAACTTATACGAGGTATCGCTTATAGACCGCTCAAGAGTACCCGCTTATGACGGTACGCTAGTAGCGGTAAGAAGTGCAGACGATAGCGAACGCGTTAACATAGCAGACGTTACCGAAAGCGAAATAAAATTAAGGGTTGAAGAAAAAGAGCAACCCGCTAATAAAGATAATCACGCGGACGAGGAAAGCGGCGCGGTTGATTATACAGAGTACCACAAAATCATAGAAGAAATGAAAGGAGATAATTAACTATGAATTACAAGGGACTTGAAGAGAAAAAGAACGATCTTATTACACGCGCCGAGGAAATACTTAACGACGCAGAAACCAACAAGAGAGAGCTTACAGACGACGAGGCGCAGGAGTTGGCAGAGATCCGCGACGACGTAAGAAAGATTAAAGAGGCGCTTAAGATCCACGACGAGCTTAAGGAAGAAAAGAAAGAGCTTAAGGAAGAGGCAGCAGACGACGCAGCAGAGGCGCAGGCTATGAAAGAGGCAGCTTGTAAGGAAGAGGCAGACCGTAGAGCTTTTGAGGCTTACGTAAGAGGCGTAGTACTTAACGAAAGAGACGCCGTTAATATGACTAAGGCAGCTAACGGCGCGGTTATACCTACTACTATAGCTAATAAGATTATCGCTATGGTTTACAATATTTGCCCTATCCTTGAAAAGTCTACAAAGTACAACGTAAAGGGTAAGCTTGTAGTACCTTACTACGACGAAAGCACTAACTCTATTACCGTAGACTATGCAGACGAGTTTGTAGAGCTTACTAGCAACGTAGGATCATTTACAAAGATAGAGCTTGACGGTTTCTTAGCGGGAACTCTTACACTTATTAGTAGATCACTTATTAACAATGCACAGTTTAACATTGTTGACTTTATAGTAGAGCGTATGGCTTATGCTATTAAGAGATTTATAGAGGGCGAACTACTTAACGGTACACAGAATAAAGTAGCAGGACTTAGCGGAGTTACTAAGAGTATTACCGCAGCAGCTACAAGCGCTATTACCGCCGACGAGGTAGTAAGGCTACACGACGCAATTATAGACGATTTCCAAGCAAACGCTATTTGGATTATGTCGCCTGCAACACGTACCGCTCTTAGAACTCTTAAGAGTAGCACGGGCTACTATTTGCTTAATGACGATATTTCTACACCATTTGGCACTAGCTTACTTGGTAAGCCCGTTTACGTTTCCGATAATATGCCCGATATGGGAGCAGGCAAGACCGCTATATATTACGGCGATATGAGAGGACTTGCTACTAAGTTTAGCGAGGAAATGAGCATAGAAGTACTTAGGGAAAAGTACGCAACGCAGCACGCCGTAGGTGTAGTAGGTTGGCTTGAGTTTGACGCAAAGGTAGAGGACGCGCAGAAAATAGCTAAGCTTGTTATGGCTGCTAACTAATTAAGGGGGTGGCTATAATGGCTAATACAACTATTAAAGCCCTTATAGGCTTTTCCGACGGCGTTATATCTTTAGGCGTTGGAGATATAGCAAGCGTAGAGGCTACTAAGGCTAGCGCTTTTATAAGCGGCGGGCTTGCGGTTGAATATACCGCCCCCGTAGAGCCTAGCGGTAGTATCAATATAAGCGCTAACGGTACTTACGACGTAACCGACAAGGCTAGCGCCGTGGTTAATGTATCAGTAAAGACCGTAACTTATGACGTTAACGGCGGCACGGGAGAAGTAGCAGCAGCTACCGCAATAGCGGGCAACTCTATAACACTTAACGACGGTACGGGAATTACCCCGCCAAGCGATAAAGTATTTAAGGGTTGGGCTACTACAGACGACGCAGAGGCGGCAGACGTAACAAGCCCTTATACAGTAACCGAGGACGTAACACTATACGCGGTTTACGGAGTAGCCGAGTAAGGGGGCGCTTATGTATAAAGCTAAAGTAAGCTTTAGCGGTGTGGTGTCTATGAACGTGGGCGAAGTCGCAGACATAGCCGACGTTAACATAGCTAAAGACCTTTTAAAGGCGGGTTATATCGAAGAGGTAAAGCCCGCCGAAAAGGCTAAGCCCGTTAAAGATACATCAAATAAAAAGCCCACTAGAACGAGGGCAAAAAAGGGGTAACTTATGAATATAGTTACAAAAGTTAGCGAGATCACGGCGCAGGACGTAGCCGAGTACTTGAGGATAGCAGAGCTAACAGAGGACGACGAAAACTTTATAACGTCAACTATAGGCGTAGCTATTGACTATATACTTAAGTATACGGGTATAGAGGACGCCGAAACACTAGACACTTATAACGATATGGTTATAGTTGTATTTGTTTTATGTCAAGATATGTACGACAATAGGGCGCTTTACGTGGATAACTCAAACCTTAATAAGGTAGTTGAAAATATACTAGGTTTACACCAAAGGAACTTATTATAATGGCGAAAGTAGAAAAAAACGCGGGAAAATATAATAGACGTATAAGCATATACCAAGTAACTAAAGGCAAAGACGCGGCGGGGTTTCCTGCGGACGTTGAGGCGTTAGTACTTAGACCATATGCAGAGGTAAAGACAACTAAAGGCTTTACTTTAATTATGAATAATACAGACTACGAGAAAGCACTAACACGCTTTACTATACGTTACCCGCAAACGGTTATTACTTACGATATGATTATTAAGTACCGAGGTAAAACTTATAGTATAGAGTATATTAACAACGTAGACGAGGCTAACGTAGAGCTAGAGCTTGAGTGTAAGGAAGTGTTAAAAATTGGCAAAGTTTAAAACGGAGCTACCAAACGATATTATAAAACAGTTTGAAAGCGTAGAAAAAAACACCGATAAAATGCTTTCGGAAATGACCGAGGCAGGCGCTAAAGTTGTCTACGAAAATATTAAAGCTAGTATACCGTCTAGTTGGTACGCTAGTAATATTATGAAGTGTTTAAAGATCACTAAGACATATAAGACGCCTAGCGACGACGGTATTAACACTAAAGTAGCTATATACGGGTATTTTATAAATGAAAATAACGAGAGAATACCCGCGCCACTCGTAGCAAACGTAACAGAGTACGGGCGACATAATAGCCCCTACCCTAAAAAGCCGTTTTTAAGAAAAAGTTTTAAAAAGGCACAAATTGAAAAGGCTATGCAGGCTATACAAGATAAATATATACCAAAGGGGTAAGCTATGATATTTAATTTTAACGAAGAAATAGAAACGCTTTTAAGCGACTTAGGCGTACCCGTTAGCTTTATGTTTTACGACGGCGACGCTACAACTTACGTTACGTATATGCAGCTAGACAAGGACAACGCGCTAGCAGGCGACGACGAGCTTATAGGGTGCGTACAATATTACGATTTCGACGTTTATAGCAAAGGCAACTATTTAAACGTAATAAGTAATTTAATAGATATTATGACGGCGGCGGGGTGGACTTATCAACCTAGCCGAGATAGTCCCGACTTATACGAGCGGGACACTAAATTCTATCATAAGACTATATGTTTAGCAAAAGAAAGCGAGGTAAATTAAATGGCTAATATAGGTTTAAATAATATATGGTATAGTCCACTTACCGAGGGCGCAGACGGTACGGCTATCTATGAGGGCGCTAAGCAGCTAGGAAAAGCGGTTAGCTGCTCTACATCAATTACAAATAACGAGGCTAAGCTTTACGGGGACGATACTTTGCAGGAAAGCGACACAAGCTTTGCGGGCGGATCTATTACTTTAGGAGTTACAGACGACGACGACACCGTATTTAGTGAGCTTTTAGGACATACAATTACAGAGGACGGCGAAGTAATTAAGACCGCAAGCGACGCGCCTATATACGTAGGTTTGGGACGTATTGTTACTAAAATGGTAAGCGGCGTTTATAAGTATAAAGTAGAGTTTCTTTATAAGGTTAAGTTTAGCGAGCCAAGTAAAGACGAAAACACTAAGGGCGAAAGTGTAGAGTTTGCAACTCCAAGTATTGAGGGTATTATTTCCGCCCTTGACGACGATAAGAACACTTGGAACAAAACAAAGACTTTTAATACTAAGAGCGACGCGCTTACTTATCTTAAAAACTTACTTGCAGCGGGTAGCGACGTTTATAGAATTACTTACGACCTTATGGGCGGTACGGGAAATATTGAGGACGAGAGCGTAACCGCAGGCGAAAGCGTAACACTTGACGACGGCACTAACATAACACCGCCAAGCGGTAAAGAGTTTAGCGGTTGGGCTACTAGCGCTAGCGCTACTACTCCAAACGTAACAAGCCCTTATACACCAAGCGGCAACGTTACACTTTACGCGGTTTACGTTGACGAGGTTTAAATAATATATTAAGCAGCTATTAGGGCGGGACTTTTCCGCCCTTTTTGCAAATAATAAAAAAAGAGAGGTTTTTAACTATGGCAAATAAAAAAAATAACGAAAACACGGGCATAGAATATAAAGGGAATTTTTACAATATATACTTTAATCTTAACGTTATGGAGCAGATACAAGAAGAGTACGGGAGCGTGCAGAAATGGGGCGAACTTACAGACACGACAGAAAAAGAGGTAGACGCTAAAGCCCTTAAGTTTGGTTTAACTTGTATGATTAACGAGGGTATAGACATTTATAACGAAGAACACGAAGAGCAGAGGGCGTTTTTTACTACTAAACAAGTAGGGCGTATTATAAGCGAGCTAGGACTTGCAGAGGCGGCAAGTAAAGTTAATACCACAGTTATAGAAAGCTCTAAGAGTGACGAAAAAAACTAATAATCCACGACGAAGTAACAGACCCTACCATTAACTTTTCGTGGTTTCGATTTATAGGTAGGACTAAATTAAGACTAACTAACCACGAAGTAGGACGACTTACTTTAAGAGAGTTTAACGCCGAGTATCAGTTATATAAAGACGATTTCGACTTAGAGCTTATGCTTAGAGTAACGCGCACTACTTACGCGCAGGCTAAGAAGAGAGCAAGGCAGGCGGAAGAGTGGTTTTAAGGGGGTGCAAATATGGCGGGCTTTGGCGGTAGCGTAAAACTTACGGGCGAAACAGAATATAAAAAAGCGCTTAAAAATATACAAACGGGCTTAAGAGAAGTAAGTAGCGAAATGAAACTTGTTAGCGCACAATTTGCTAGCAACGACAAAAACACGGCTAACCTTGCAGCTACAAGCGCCGATCTTGCTAAGAAAATAAACGAACAAAAGAAAGCTATAAATGAACTAAAAAGCGCTTATAGCTCTATGGCTGCGGAGTATGACACGCAGCAAAAGAAAACGGCGGCGCTACAAAAAAGCTACGACACCGAAAAAGCTAAGCTTGAGCAAATAAAAGCTACTCTTGGTACGTCCTCTAGTGCATACCAACAACAAGCGGCGGTAGTTGATAAGTTAGAGCAGGAATTAAAGGACAGTAAAACCGCTCAAGACAATATGGCTACTAGCCTTACTAATATGCGTACGCAGATAAATAACGCCGAAACAAGCTTAACAAAATCCGAAAACGCTTTAGATAAATTTAACGAAGAGCTAGCAGAAACCGACGACGAGGCAGAAAAAGCTACTAAGGGTATGGACGAGCTAGGCGACGGCGTAGAGAAAGCGGGCGGAAAGTTTGAGGGCTTTAAGACCGTAGCGAGTGGAGCTTTAAAAGTCGTAGCGGCAGGAATAGCAGCAGCAGCGGCGGGAGCGGTAGCACTTACTAAGAGCGCTATAAGTGCTTACGCAGATTACGAGCAATTAGTAGGCGGAGTAGAAACGCTTTTCGGTACGGGTGGCAAGTCCTTAGAGACTTACGCCGCTAGCGTAGGTAAGTCTATAGACGAGGCTAGGGGCGAGTATTACCGCTTAGAGCAGGCGCAAAAAGAAGTATTAAGCAACGCCGACAACGCATATAAAACGGCGGGTATGAGTGCTAACGACTATATGGAAACCGTAACTAGCTTTAGTGCGTCCCTTATATCATCTTTAGAGGGCGACACGGCTAAAGCTGCTAAAGTCGCAGATATGGCTATAACCGATATGAGCGACAACGCTAATAAAATGGGTACGGACATAGAAAGCATACAAAACGCTTACCAAGGTTTCGCAAAGCAAAATTACACTATGCTAGATAACCTTAAGTTAGGTTACGGCGGAACTAAAGAGGAAATGGAGCGACTACTTGAGGACGCCGAAAAAATAAGCGGCATAGAGTACGATATAAGCAGCTTAGACGACGTTTATAACGCTATACACGTAGTGCAAGAAGAAATGGGTATAACGGGAACTACGGCGAAAGAGGCGGCGACTACTATAAGCGGATCTACGGCAAGTATGAAAGCTGCGTGGACTAATCTATTAGCAGGAATGGCGGACGATAATTCTAACTTTGAGGGTCTAATAAGTAACTTTGTAGATAGTGTAGTAACGGTAGCTAATAACCTTATACCACGTATAAGCATAGTTTTAGGAAACTTAGGCGACTTAGTAACGGGACTTATAGAGGAAACTTTACCGCTTATACTAAACGAAGTACCCGCACTATTAGAGCAACTTATACCCGAGTGTGTAAACGCCGTAGACGCTATTATAACAAGTGTAGCTAACGTATTACCCGATATTATAGACGTAGTAGCGGATCTAATACCCGATATTATAAGTAGTATTGGGGCTATGTTACCTAAGTTAGTAAACGTTGGCGTACAAATGGTAACTAAGATAGCCGACGGATTAGCTAAAACTTTACCAAGTATAGTTAAGACGCTATCCGACCTTATACCGCAGCTAGTAACTACTTTAGTTAAAGGGCTACCAAATATTATTAAAGCTGCTACTACTTTATTTAACGGTATTATCCAAGCTATACCTAAAATAATCACTAGCTTAGTATCACAAATACCAACTATTATTAACACGATAGTAGAGGGGTTAACTAATAGCGTAGACGCGGTAGTACAAGGCGCTTTAACCTTGCTTAACGGAATAATTGAGGCTATACCGCTTATAATAGAGCAAATAATACCATTATTACCAACTATTATAGACACTATAGTAAACGGCTTAGTATCGAGCGTAGACGCGGTAGTACAAGGCGCTTTAGCCCTGCTTATGGGAATAGTTGACGCTATACCGTTGCTTATAAATGCCTTAGTACCGCAAATACCAACTATAGTTAACTCTATAGTTACGGCTTTAATAGATAATATAGACGTCT